AATCCAGTTGTTCCTGAAGCAAGTTTAGCAGAAGTTACTGTACCATCGCTAGGAGTACCTATTGCAAGTACATCACCTAATACTAAAATAAAATCTATTGAATCTGCAGATGTTAAAGCAGAATCAAATACTATTGTTGAACCTGATATTGTATAAGCTGAAGTTGGCGATTGAATAACACCATTTAAAGATACGATACAGTTGTTTGCAGTTTGTGGATAGTACGCAACTCCACCATTTAATAAATTGTATGTAGCTGTAGCAGATGTAACTATAGCATCTAGCTTTACAAAATTTCCTACAACTGGTTGTTTGCCGATATAAGCCATCTATTTTGGATATTTCTGTTTAACTGCGTTGATGGCTTGTTGCCATTTATTAGTACCATTAATCTTATCCCAATATTGCATATCAAGTTGATCTTGTATTGATGGATAGTCTTTGGCTCTATCTCTTTGGTATTGTTTAGAATTATATTCTGTAATTAGTTCTTGTTGCTTAGCAAGAATTTCATTTGCAGGAATTGGTGTAGTTCCTTCTAACCATTCAATTTGATTAATATTATTACCAGATACAGATACAATTGCTTTTGGATTTATTGTTAAAATTGATTTAATTATTGTTGTCATATTATGCTGCTATTTCAAATGCTGTTATTGATGCTAATGTGTCATTATTCATATAAGCCAGTCCACCATTATCACTTCTAAAACGTATTTGATATGTTGTTGCAGAAGTTGTGCTTGGAGAATCTAAATAAGAAAAGGCAGAAGAATTCCAATCTGGTCTATTTTCAGTAAAACCATTTTGTGTTCCAGCACCTATATTTGTAGAACCTCTAAAAATTGTTAAATGAACTGCACCTGCTGTTACTCCATAAGAAACAGTTGTACATAATAAAAATACTTTATTAGAAGCTGAAGCAGGAGTTATTGTAACTGATAATGTATTTGAAGCTGTAACAAAAGATGTTGATGTTGTGCTTCTTTGTGTGGCATCAGTAGCAGTTACAACTTGTAACACTTTACCAACACCAGTTAATTTAGTTCCAGCTATAGCAGCACTAGCATTAATATCGGCATTAACTATTGTGCCATCAGTTATTCCTAGTGATTGTATTTTTGTTAGTGGCATTATTATCCTATTATACTTTTAATCTCAGCATCATTTAAACCTAATGCTTTAAGTTTGTTTAGTGCTGATTGTTTGTTAGCTAATTCTGTAGCAAGTTTTTCTTCTCTAATAACTTTATCTGCTTCAGCTTGAATAGCATCTATTTCTCTTTGTGCTATATCTTCAGCAGTTAAATCATATTCAATATTATTAATAATCTTTTTCATTTTATTCCATATAATTTAAAGTTACCTCTAGCAATGTTTCCACTACTAAAATAAAAAGAAATTCCTGACAAAGCTGTTGTTGCATCATTTAATATACCAATATTTTGTGTAATAACATGATTTCCACTTGTACTATTTAATGTATAGCCTCTCATCTGTGTAACTTTATAAGTATCAGTATCTAATGGAGAGTGAATATCTAAAATCATAACCATTCCATAAGATGAATTGTTATTTATTGATTCGTTATGACTAAATGTTTCTAATGCAGTTTGAGCAGAAGCATAAGAACCATAAGTTCTAGCAGTTTGAACTCCAGTTGTTGCACTATCTGACCAGTTCATTAAAGTTAAATAATTTGATGCAGTAACATCAGCATTACTTCTTCTGTATCTTGCATGAAATTTTACAGTATTAGTTGCTGGTACCATATTAGAAATAATTATTTGATAATTTTTATAAGTAGATGAATAATAACCATCAAAACTTACTGAAGCAGAAGCTGAAGCAGTTGTTGTGGCAAGTAAAACAAAATCAGAAGATACAGCAGTATAAGCACCATCACCTCTTAAAAAAGTAGTAGCATCAGCAGTTCCTGTTGTAGATAATTTTGATAATGCTATTGCTGAAGATGAGTTAATGTCTGCATTGACAATAGTACCATCTACAATCTTTGCAGATGTTATAATACCATCAGCTATATCCGCAGAAGTTAAAGGTACTGCAGAAGGTTTATTTCCTATGAAAGGCATTTAATTTTCCTATGTTGAAATATCGTCAACAACACTTACAATCGCATCTATAGAAGATGCTGTGTTGCTTATAACAAATAATCTGTCGCCAGATTGTACTACAAACTTTGCTCCACCATCTAAAACCTGTAATGATGAACCTGCTGGTATTGTTACGTCTTTAATCATGTAATAATTTAAACTAGAATTAGTAATATATACGCTTGCAATAATTGAAGTTGCCACAACGTTTGCTAAATTAATTCCAACTATTGTATCGTAAGTATCAAAGTTAACTCCGTCTGGAATATCAACTGCTGTCGTTCCTATATTTCGTTCTAAGTATCGTCTAAAGTTTTGTGCCATTTTTTTTTATTGTTAGTTGTTATTTAAAGAGCAACAGCCATCGCTATTGCAAATCCATTAGTTGCTAATCCTGATGAGCTTATTGCTGCTGTTTGCCAGGCTGTTCCTGAATAAACCTGTAATGTGTTTGTGCCTGTATTAAAATATAGATCACCAGCAGATATAGGATTACCATTAAGATCAAGTGTTGGATTAGTTGCAGAAGATCCTAAATAGATTGCTTCAAAGCTATCTAATAAACCTAAAGCAGAAGCAGCAGAAGCTGCGGCGGCAGTAGCTGAAGTTGAAGCATTACTAGCTTGTGTTGTTGCTGTACTAGCTGATGTTGCTGCATTCGTTGCTTGAGTTGTTGCTGTACTTGCAGACGCTGAAGCAGCACTTGCTTGTGTCGTTGCAGTAGATGCAGAGGCTGCAGCTGCTGTTGCAGATGTAGAAGCATTTGATGCTTGAGTAGTAGCTGTTGTCGCTGAAGCTGTAGCACTCGTTGCAGAAGCTGTTGCACTTGTAGCACTTGTTGCAGCATTAGTTGCACTCGTTCCAGCATTAGTTGCAGAAGTTGCTGCGTTAGTTGCCTGAGTAGTTGCTGTTGAAGCAGATGCTGCAGAAGCAGTTGCACTTGTAGAAGCATTTGATGCTGATGTAGATGCGTTACTTGCTTGAGTGGTAGCAGTTGCTGCACTTGCAGCGGCAGCAGTAGCACTAGCAGCTGCGGCGGCAGCTGAAGTTGTTGCAGAAGCTGCATCAACAATTAAAGTATAATAAGCTGAATTGGCGTTTGTAGTTAATGGCTGCGCACCTGATGAAGTGTGAGCTGTATTAACAATAAAAATATTATTTGTTGAAGTATCTTTTACTAAATCTCTACCAGCATAAGAAGTAGCTGTGGCCCAATTGCCTTGGTATGTTCCAAGTTCTTGAGTAACTGATATTTCTCCATTAGCATCAAAAGCTAAAATTTTATCAGCACGATCTGCGGCGGCTACAGTAAATTCCGTAGACGTCATTGTATTTGTTTTAGATAATTTTATAGATCGAGTAATCTGCTCTTGTAACTCTTGTGCAATAGAAGTTAATTTATCGTATGCTGTTTCAATACTGTTTGCAGGTAGTGGATCGTTTTCAATTAAATCTAATTCTTGTGTTTGTGGTGTAGCTCTTCTTAATATTATTGTTTGTACAGCTGTTGGAATATTACCTATTGTAAAAGTAATTGTACCACCCCCAGCATTATCAACTCCTGATACTGTATAATGAGTTGTTTTTGTTTTAATAGTTTCAGTACCAGTTGCGGATCTTATTATAACCTGGATGTCATCATCATCAGTTATTTTAAATGTATATGTAAAAGCTGATGTTGTACCGTTACCTGAGTAACTATCTTTAATTGTAGTTGTGGATATTGTCATTTTTTTTTATTCTGTAAATATATCTTGAAATAAATTCTCAGGTACTGGTTGACCTTTAAATTTCTCTAATGCTTCTTTGTCTAATAATTCTAAAAGCCTTGGTTTAATATTTTCCTGAACTCCAGGATCTGCAAACATCTCTTTACTTGCCTGTTGTCTTGATACATTTATTACGTTCTGAATAGCTGCACCTTGTTCTGCAACATTTAAAGATTGATAATTTGCATCTTCAAATAATGTTGTAAATTGTTCTTTAGTAATTTCTCCTGATCTCTTTTGTAAAAAAGAAATTTCATCACTTTGGTATGGTAAGTTTACTGAATAGGCTCCAACGTTAAATTGTCGAGATGGTTTAATCGGAGTTACTTCAGGATTTACTCTTAAAAATTCTGCACGAATATTATCTAATTTAATTTCACTTCTAGCAAACGGATAGTTTTTTGTTTTAAATACTGGATCACCAAATAAATCATATTTATTATTTAGATTTGCATCGTATAAATTCTTTTGTATGTACTCATCTAAATCAATTGCTAATTTTTTATAACCATCACCAGAAGGATTAAACATTGTTCCTGGTCTTGCAATTGCTGGTACAAAAGATGAAGCATAATTTGCACCCCAAACTTTTACAAATTTTCCAAAATCGTAATTAGATGATTTTTGATAGTCATCTACAAATTTACCAACACCAGCCATATAAGTACTGTCTGTTAAATTTTCCCCCATCGCAGCTGTAAATTCTAAAAGGTAACCAAGATAATTTTCAATTTGTCCGCTATCATCATTAGCCATTAACTTTCCAATTCTACCAAGATCTGCAGCTATAGAAATTCCTTGTGAAATAGGATCTAAGCCAGCATAAGAAAATTGAGTAACACCGTCTTTAGTTGGAACTCTAACTGTCTTACTTTGTAAGTTTAAACTTTCTTTAGTTAATCCTTTGCCTCTGTCAGATAAATCTGGATCTGAACCTGCAACATAACCATTGTAACCAAGTGTGGCAAACGTTGCATAGAACATAGAACCAAGAGCCATCTTTGCTTTTGCCATGTCTGCTCTTGCTCCGCCTGCAGCTAAATCTTCTCTGTATTTTTTTAAAAAAATATAATTAATACCAGGCGTTCTTTCTAAACCAAAGGTTAGAATATTTGTTGGTGTTTGAATAAATGGTAAATAATAATTTGTTATGAAATCAAGATCTGGAGTTCCAGCTTTTGCTTTTATTAACCAGTTACCAACATCTGAAATTCGATCGTTCTTATCTTTTAATTTTGTTTGAAACGTAACATACAAAGCGCTTTGATAAGCAGACTTTGTTGCATCTTCACTTGGATTTGCAATTCTGTTTGCAAGGAATGTAGAAGCTGTATCAACATCTGATTTTAAAACACCTTGCTCAATTGCCTGCATTGTTTCTCTGTAGGCTTGTGCATATATCTCTTCACGAAAAGCTAAATTTTTAAAATAATTATCTGTAACTGAAAGTAATTTAGTTGGTATTCGATCAAGTGTTGCAATCTTTCCTAAAATGTCTACCGCTTTACCAATACCTTCGTTTTCAATACCAAAGTTTGTAGCAGTAAATTTTCCTATATTTTGTGTATCAAACTTATCGCCTTGTAACTGATTTGGTATTTCTAAATTTTTTACGTTCTTAATTTTATCAAAAAAAGAAGAGCCAGGAGTATTAAGTGTTTTACCTATTGCGGCCCACATCTCTTCACGAGCCATCTGCTTACCATAGGCAGCCGCCACATCTTCAAATTGTGAAATGCCTCCTTCAGATCTAAAATAGCGTGATGCTATTTTTCTCTCTAAAGAATTAATACCTTGTGTTAAATAGTTGCCAGCAGTATTTTTTATATGCGAAACTGGATTGGATAAAATTACATTTAAAAAGGTTTCACCAATTGCTTCTGATGTTGCTGTTAAAACACTTTTAGAGTTGTCTACAAATTCTATTTTTTGATTTACGTTTCCTTGTAAATATAATTTTGCAAGATTTCTTGTTTGTTCTTCTCCGCCAAGATCTTCTAATAATCTTATTTTGTTTAACTCATCTAAAGTTAAATTAGTAAATTGTGTATCTCGTGGTTTATATTTAAACTGATTTAATGCTCTGGCAGTTTCGGTTTGAACACCTTTTAAAATTAATTGATACTGGCCCATCAAAGCATAATGTTGCTTGTAAGCTAGTAGTGCATCTGTTCCACCATTAACGGCAGCTTCTGCAAGTGTGTTTAATTTTTTATGACCTGCTACAAATATTTCACGAGCTGCTAATATCTGTCCATCATTTAAAGTTGAGCCTGGTCTTAGTCTTAGAAAATTGCTAATAAATTTATCTTGGTCTTGTCCAAGTAGATCCGCAAGTTCTTGCGTTTCTTTTTTTGTTCTTACTCCACCTTTACCAGCTTCAAATTGTTTAAAATATTTTTTGGAAATCTGATCTATAAATAAAAGATAATCGCCTTCGTCATTAAACTTATCAATATTAAAATCATCTAATACTGTTTTAGTTGCACCTGTGCTTTTTAATTTATAAATTTCATCAATAGATTTTTTAGCATCAGCATCAGATACTTTAATTTTTGTATCTAAATCATCTGTACGTTTAACGTTATCTACTAATCCAGGCTGTTTTTCTTTTACAGCTTTTGGCGCACCAATAGGTGTAACTGGTTGGCGTTGTACTTTTTGATTTCCTTTATCAGCTATGGTCTTTAATTTTGTTTGTGCCTGTTCAAGTAATTCAGTAGTAAATTGTTTTGTAATTTTTATAGCCATTTTGTAATTTTAATAATTTGGAAAACAAATATGCGAGGATATTTATTTCTTACTGGTTTTTTGTCGGTTCCGAAATAGTATTGTTTCTCATACTGTCTGACACAGCTTTAGCTCCACCTGCACCTGTAAGCGCTGGCAAGACTACATTAAATAAAGGTTGTGATTTATCCTGTACTGATCGTTTCATTTCAGGAGTTATTTTTAATATTGTTACAGGCATACTATCTCTTCTAGTTCCTTGTTCCGCAACTTCTTTTGTAAGATCAATCACATCTTCGTAAACTGGAGCGTTCCATTTTTTTGCATATTTTTTTAAATAGCTTGGAATAACCTTGTCATAAAATTCAACTCTGCCAGCGCCTTTTGTATTTTCTGTTGGTAATATTTCAACTTTTCTTTTAGGAGTAAAAACTGCAACATCCATATCTGGAAAACTTGTAGTTTCAGTTCTAAATCCTCTAGCTTCTTTGCGATTTTCTGGTGATAATCTTTTTTCTAAAAAATTTTTAAGATCTACTATTTCATCATCTTGAAAATATTTTTTAAGTTCATCTATATTATTAACAAATTTTTCTTCACCTTTAGAAAAAACTAATTGAATTGAATTGTTTGCTACATCGCCATCTCTTGCTCTAGTTATTGAAACATTTCTAACACTATCAAGCATATTATATCTTCTTAAAGTAACTACACTTTTTGGAAATGAAATTGCATCAAAACCATTATCAGCTGCATGACGTATTAATCTTCTAGTTACTAATTCATGCCAAGTATTTTTAAATGGAAAGTCTTTTAAAGACTGTTCTGTAAGATCAAAATCATCCATTGTTTTTTTTGGTTTGGCAAAAACAAAATCACCAGCTTGCATTTGATTTATAAGATCAGATTGTAATTCCTCAACACTTAATATTTTTTGACCTTTTACATCTCTGGTTTTAAATCTTACATGAGCTATTTCATTTTTCTGTCCAAAATGCGCTCCTGGTGAAGTGTAAGGCATTGTAGTTTTGCTTCTACCAACAACATCAGTACCAATTGAATTTTGCATTTCTACAGGTAAATTACTTTTTCCTTGCTGATTAACTGTTAAAACTAATTCTGTGTAATCTCTTCCGCCAGGTTCTGTAAAAGTTTTAAATCTTGTACCGCCTGCACTTCTTGCGGCTGCTCTGTATTCTCTTTCAATTAAATATTTTTCAATTTCTATAGGCTCAAAATAAATTATTCTGACTTTTTCAAATCGATCAGAAGTTAATAACATCTCAGCAGTCTTTGTATCTGTGTACTTATCTATATTAGATACTTTGTCAAAAAGTTTATGTAATACAAAACTTTCAGATCCATCTTCAAGAGTTTCTTTATACTTATCTATAAATGATGGTTGTGTTTTATCTGATAAAGGTACATACGAAGTTTCAAAAAAATCATTTGCAAACCGAGTTCTTGATGTTTCAGTTGGTAATTTTGTAGCATTAATAACTTGTAACATGATCCCATCTGTTTGATTAAAATCTAACATTCGAGTAACGCTACTTTTTTGGAAACCTTCGTTAAAACCAAATTCTTGGTATTTTATTGGATAAGTATCATAACCTATAAAGCTAGTGTCGCCTGTTGATAAATCACGAAATTTTGTTTCAAATTCTGATTTTCTTTTTTCAAAATCTTTATTTAATTTTAATTCACCACCTAATTTTACTTCATTAACATCAATTCTGTTGGCTTGAATAAAATCTGCTAATTCTTGTTTATCAATAAATTTTTGATTAGATTTTGTTTTTAAGAAATCATCCAATCCAATCCATTTTAATTCTTGCTGAGTTACACCTAAAGTATTTTTTATAATTCCTGAAATTTGTTCAACAGGTGCTTTGTTTGGAATTTTCTCTATTGCATCAATGACTGTTGATTTAAAAATAGGAGCAAGTTCATTAGCTCCTTTTACTATCAACGGATTGGCCATAGCCGCTCCGCTAAACTCCTTTTTTATTGCACCGCCGATCTCAGTTAGTTTATTTCCAAACTGATCGATACCGCCTTTAATCGTGTCCATCAACGACTGATCTTGATTTTGCATATCAACATTTTGATCCTCTTCAGGATTTAAAATAGTTTGATTTGTTACTTCACCAATAGCAGTTGCAGATCCTGTAGCAACGGCTGCTCCTGGTGTTGCTTTATTAAATGCTGGTACATTTTTTTTTAAAAATAATGCTGTATTAATTATTGGTCCTACAAATGCTGCAAGTCCAGTTCCTTCAAATGATTGGTAGGCTCGATCAAATACTTCACCTTCTGGTGTGTTTGGTAAAGCGTTAAAATATGTTTTTAATCCTTGGATAGCTGCGCTATCAAAAAATAAACTGCTTTCATCAGTCTTTGGATCAAATGCAATACCTGAAGATAATCCTACTGATAAAGGAATAGCGTAAGTTGCAGGTAAACCAATTTTATTTAAAGCCTTATAAATAGGAGCTGCATAAGGATAATCTTGCGCAACGTAAGCAAGTAGATCAGCTCCTGAACTTGGCTCTCTACCTTTAGCGGCTTCAAATCCTTGTTTGTAAACTTGTTTAAAAGTTTCAATTCCTGTTTTTAATTTATTATCAACATCAACTGAAAATTTTGTCATATCATCAAAACGATCTTCGCCTGGTTCTGATCCAATTAAACGAGTAATGGTAGGTAAAAGATTTACACCAAATCGAGCTGCATTCATGCCTCCCAATGTTAATCTATAAATAGATTGATCTGGTATATCTGAAATAAAGTTTACTAAATCTTTTGCAAAGAAAGAATTATTTTCTTCTTTATCAGGATCGTCTTTTTTTAATCCCAATAATGATGCGTTTGGATCTCGTTGAATTCCAATTAGTTCCGCAGGATCAATTTGGTTCTCTTTAAAAAAAGAATATCGTTTATCACCGTATAATTTTTGCTGATCTTTTATTGGTTGATAAAAAGTTTCAAGTAAATTTATATTACCAACGCCTAATTTTTCTTCTTCATTCATATATTATTTTGGTAAGATTGATGGTCTGTTTCCAAGAATTTCTGTTGAGCCTGTTTTACCTTTTGTCTTTTCAGGATCTACATAACCAAAGAATTTATCAGTTGCTCCAAACTTATTATGTATATCGGCAACATCTTCTATAAAATCTAATTGACTTAATTGTTTATCTAAACTTTTAAAATCTAATTCATTTTTTTTATATTTATCTGCAAGATCTGTTCTTAATGTTTTGAAACCATCTTTATAATTATCTTTATTAAATCCTTTTGCTGCGTCTTTAAATTTTTCAGGCTGTGGTATTAATTTTAATTTAGGTAAATTAGATTTTTCAATTTCTATTGCTTTTAAATAAGCATCTTCTGGTTTTAGTTTTTCTTCATAAACAAAACTTTTATATCTTTCTATTGCATTAGTTGATCTTATATTTGCATCTCCTGCTCCTGCTGAAAATACTCTAAGTACACCTTGTGGATCATCCATATTAGCTTGCAAGATTTTTAAATAATTTTGCATTTCTCTAGCGCCTTTACGGTCCACTTTTGTTGAATTTAATATTTCATTAAACTTAGTAAGATCTGTAACATTTAATCTTTTCATTATAGTTAAGTCGGTATTAACTATGTCTTGCAGCGTATCTATTTTATCTACTGTGTCAGCTATTGCTATTTGTACATTCAATTCATTTAAAAATTGGCTGTCAGTTAAAACTTCTTGTTTAGTGTAAGTTTGTACTAATCTTTGGTATTGCGCAGAATTAATAGCGCCTTTGTTTTTAAGATCGTAAATAAAATCTAAATCTGGTCTTGCATCAATAGAGGCTTTATCATTTGGATTTGTATTAGCATTATTTATTCTAGTAGATAATTCAGCAAAGTAAGTATTCTGTTTTTCTGTACTTGCTCTAGCTTCAAATTTATCACGATCTAATGTTTTTGTATTTTCTGATACTAATCTTGCTTTTGCATTTTCTAATATTAAAGCTCCTCTTTTTTCACCAAATATTTGCGAAACTGTTTCAGCGTTATTTATAGTAAGTAATGGATTTATTTTATTATTATTTTCAAGAATAAATCTTAAAGATTGTAAATCTTTCTCTTTAACAATTTTATCATATTCTTTTGCATCATATATTTTTTTAAATGCAGGATCATTTACAAATGCTTCAAATTGTTTGTCGGCAAATGCAGCATCATAATAATTAGTTGCTGAAGATCTTTTTATATTTAATTGCGTTAAAGCATTGTCATTAGTTACTTCTGTTTTCTTTATGCTATTTTCAGTAATCTTACTGGAAAGTTTTGGTAGTAATTCTATTTGCTGTTTAGTAAGCCAAGTATTTACTTTATCTTTTACGTTTCTATTAATGTCAGGATATTGTGAAAGAAAATCTTTTTGTTTAATACCATCTCTAAATATGCCTGCTCCTTTTAATACATCTGTTTCGTTAGATGCTTGAGCATAAATAGTAGATAGCTCAGGTGATATTTTGGTAACAATATCTAAATAATTACTGTTATCTTCTTTTTCTTTTTGTTCTACATAAATATCAGTTATTGCCTTAGTAACTTTTTGTAATCCTGTAGCCTGTTCTGTAGCAAGTGATAGTGGAAGTGCTAGAGCTGATACTTGCGGTACTTTAAATACGGCTTCAGGTTGGACAGTAACATCTGCAATTTTTAATTTAGCCATAATTTATGTTGGTTTTTTATAATTAGAATAAGCATTATAACCTGTGCCTACATCGCTTAATAAACTTCCAACTGCAGAAATATATTGAGTTCGTGCAGTAAGATTTGCTTTATACAATTCACCTTCACCTTGTGATCGCAACATGATCGCTTGGTTTTGAATATTCTCTTGGTCAACTAAAGTATTAAATTCTGCTTGTGCAACATTGAATGCAGCTATGTTTTTATTTTCTAAGCCTACTAAATAAGGTGTAGTGCCAGCTCTAAATTCTGCACCTGAGTTTATGGCATTAACAAAAAATGAAGAATACTCTCTATCCTGTTGTCTTTGTAATTGTGGTCTTTGAATTCTATTAAAGATTTCTTGTTTTTGTGCTTTTTGTTTTTCAGTTAAAGCTGCTTGCTGTTGGTATACTTTATTATTGTAGTTACCAATTGCTTTGGCTTGTTCTGCTGCTGCGATGTTTCCTAAAAAGCTCATAATTTATATATCTTTGCCATTCTGTAATAATCGGTACCATCAGGTCCGTATTGTTTCATTAATCCTTCTTTTTCTAATCCAAGCCATTCAGCAAATCGTATGCCTAATTTAAAATGTGCTTTGACTGTGGTCTGTAATCTCCAAAATTTATTATTAATACACAGCATATCCATTCTTCTTTTAATTAATGCTGCTGATTTAAATTTATGTTTAAAAATTTCTTTACTTGATAAGGCCCAGCCTTCAGCTGTGCCTGGCCATAACGGATAAATACCACCTGCTACAATTGGCAGATCATTATAAGTTAATGTAAATGATAGTCCTGGCGTAACAACGTTAATACTATTTTCAAAATAACTTGCATCAATATCCATCAATGGATCATTCATTCCATTGTTAATAATATTTACAGCGTGATCTGCTTGGTATGGAATAATTTTATAATTATCCATCAGATGTTACAACTGTTGGATATATTGCTAAAACGGAACAAGGTAATGCTTGGTCTTGTTTTATAAATATAAAACCATCAGTATTATAATCATCTCTAAATTCTATTTCTTTATCTCCAGCTAAAAAAGTGGAAACAGGTGTGTCCATTGGATCTGACGAACTTCTAAATGGTATCGTTTCAAGATTGTCTAAATTTGGACCCACTTTAACTCCAACTGTTTCGAATAATCTTAAAACAACTTTTGAAATTCTTTTTGTTTTACCTTGTGAAGTTCCTTCTTCAGCTCCACCTTCTATTCTCATAGTTTGTAAAACACTTGAATAATTTAATCCAACAACTGCTTTGTTTACATAGCGATCTAAAGTAATGGCGGATGAAGCAACTGTTTTATTTGCGTGTGTAGCACCATCTGCAAGTATACCAACTGATTGAGCTTGAAGATGTGATAATCCAGAAAATGAATTAACCACCTGCTCAACTGTTGCTCCTGTTGTGTGTGCTGCTGCTGAGGTACTATTAAATGCTCGTGTGCAGCCTGTTAATGTATTTGTAGATATTCCTGTATAGGTAATTCTTTCGTTATCAATTTTTATAGTTCCTGATGCAGTAAAAGAAGTTGCCGATGTTAATACAATTGAAGTAGCAGAGCTGCTGATATTACCGTTTAAAGTAGTAGTGGCGCCTGCGTAAGTTAAAAAACTATCTAAAAATTTAAAATCATCAGAATTATTTTCATCAAAATCGAAATCAGAAAAACATTCTACATATCTTTTAGTTGAACCATTAATTGTTCTTTTAACAATAACCCACAACTCATCTTCATCTAAAACTCCAGAAATAGTAGCAACACTTTCAACTATACCATTTGTTGTTGTGCCAAAAGATCCGCCAAATTTATGCTGATGCCAAGCCACAACGTTTTCTGAACGTTGATAAGTTAGACCAATTAAAATTCCGTCATCTCTTACAGCCCACAAAATACTTGCTGGTTCTTGCTGATAGCAAAATTCATTAATACCAGAATTAGTAACTGCATCGTTTAAGATTGTTAAGTCTGGAGCGACATATCCATCGCTGTCAAAATTATATGCTAATTCTCTAAATTTTCTTTTTGCTTTTTGTAAAAATATTACTGCATTACCAACTGGTAAAGCATCTACATCTGCTGTGCCAAAAGCACTTTGTTTTTTTATTGTTAAATTGGTTGGTGTTACTGCTGCGTCTGTACCATCTGCGGTTACTGTAAATTCACCACCAGTAGTTCCTATAATTAATGTTCGTTGTGCTTTTAAATATCTAACTCTGTTAACTTGGTTTGAGGCGATTGTATAAATCATCGCATCGTCAGCTAATGTACCTGCTGAAAAATTTTCGTAATCTCCAGACTTTGAAAAATAAATTGTTTGCGGCTCTGTATTAGTTCCTGCAAATACTAAACGTTGTTCAAAAAAAGATACACAAGCAGGATGACCTGAAGTGTCTGAGAATGCACCCAGTTTCCATTTTGTAGTTGCTATATTTTCTGAACTATAAACTAAAGCTAAAGTTCTGTGTGTTACAGCAGTTGTTGAACTGGTACCTCGAGTACAGCCTGTAAAACTTCTTGTTGTAGCATCTTTAGCTGTGTAAGTAATAATTTCACTATCAATTCTTATTGTTCCTGCTGCAGCGTAGTCGTCTATTTTATCAACTTGTATTGTCGTGTCAGAACTTGAAATTTCTTTTGAAAGTTTAGATGGACTAATTTTAGGTGCTAGCGTTTCAAGTATATCAATTGTAACAACTGTCGTGCTTGTTCGTGCAGTAATTTCTGCATAACCTAATCCATAACCAATACTTACTAATCTACCAACATCTGTGGTTTGAAAACCAGTATTGTTATTTATTCCTGTTATTGCTGATGCCGTAAGCGTTATTGAACTACCAGAAATAGCAGCTGATGATAAAGTAGTTGTTGTATCGTTATCTTCTAAAAATGGACCGTAAGTAAAAAGTAATTCTTCTAATAACCAGCTAGTATGACCTGTTCTTGATAATTTTCTTACCGCATGACTTGGATGACAAATATATAAAACGTCTGCAGACTGAGCAAATTTAATTTCAAATAATTCTGCTGTTAAATAAGGTGAGGCAATTTCATAAGCAGATGGACCTGATAAAATTTGTCCTTTATCTTTATAAAAACGAATGTATTGATTACCAAATTCTAAAATATAAGTTTGTGTTGTAGAAAATTCAAACGGAATTAATCTTGTTTTATTAGATGAGGTTTTTACTTCGTTAATAAATTGAGTGCCTACTCTTCTTGTAGCAGCTCCTTGTGGATGAACTAAAAAATTTTCTAATGTTTTGCAGCCTGTTCGATATTTATCAAAATCAGTTCTGCCATCTAGCTTAGAGCCAAGCTCACCAGATACAAAAGATGTAAGCGCTAATGTAGTACGAGGCATTTATAACCTCGCATCTGTGAATTCATTACTTTCAAGTACCGTAACGCTATTTTCAGTTGCATCAATAAATCTTGCTTCTCTTAATCTTTCATCTGATTGTTCTTGGTAATATTTGGCAAGAGTTGCATTGTTAGTTATTGCATAACAAATATCCGCAGCTAATTGTGAAGCAATCGCTTCTTGTAAAAAAGTGTCATACTCGTTTGGATCTGTAACAAGAGCAATATAAAGTATATAAACGGTTCCTTCATCTGTAAGTAATTTTCTTCCTTCAATATTATATGGAATATCTGCTTCAATACTATCAAGCGCTCCTGTATGTAGTTTTAAAACTCTTAAACAATCAGCAGGTAAAGTATAAGCATAAGCATATTCAACTACTGGAGCCACAGTATCTTGTGCTAACTCTACTCTTTTTTGTAAACAGTTCCAGGCGTGTGATCTAAAAATTCTATTTCTGATTGGTTCATACCTTTGATTACAAATTCTAGCATTTTTACTATCATCACTAAGAGCTGTAATCGTTGAAGCTCCTAAAAGATTTAATGCTGAATTAACAATTTCAACTACACTTGCCATATATATTTTTCCTTACAATAATTATTAATTTTAGTTCCAGGATAAATGATCCTTAGATTTATATTTTGTGCTGCATTGTTGCAGTCTTGATTTTTAAAAAAAAGTTTTTTATGATTAACGTTAACGCAATCCGTTAACAATGGTGAACAAATAACGCTCACCAGCGTATAAATTTTAAACATAATTTTATGATTGTTGAAGGAGGCAATTACGCCTCCTCCAAAAGTTAACTAAGAATTAGTCAACAACGTATCTTACTGTTAGTTGAACAAGACCAGATCCTGTACCGCCACCTAATGTAATAGATATTGGTAAACCATCTTGGTTTGCATCAACTACTGATCCAGAACCCAATGCTTGTGTAGCAAGGATGTCATTTCTAGTAGCTGAAGTAGATGCTGCAGCAGCGTAGTAAGCAGCTGCTGATAAAGCAACTGTAGTACCTGCAGCATTTTTATGTGCAGCATATCCAACTGATAAAGTTGTAGAGGCTCCAAGATTTACATGGCTTAAATAGCCATCAATAATTCTTGCACCATTTGGTAAGTTTACCATTTCCACAACGTCACCACTTGAAGCAGAAGCTAAGGTTACATCCGCAAATGCAATTCTTAATCTTCCGCCTTGTTCAGTCGTTTTTATTTTATCAGAAGGAACGTTTTGCGACCATTTCGTTTTCTGTGTTGAGTACAATGTAGCCATTATATATTTTTCCTTCTATGCTTCGTAGCATTCGATTGATACAACTTTAGCTTCTTCCATTCTTGTAGCGCCAATAGATTGACATACATAGACTTGAGTTGAGTAACCTTTGTCAGATCTCTCATCAATTTTAGTCATGATGTCTTGAGCTACTGCCATAAGAATTGCGTCTTGTGTGTACACAAGTGCTTTTCTTAAGTTGCTAGCTTTTGAAAGTCTGTTCGACATAATAAAATTAAAACCCATGAATGTATTTAATTCGCCATTCACAAGAGCTTTAACTGTATTGTAGTCAGAACTTGTAACGTTTGTATCACCAAGTAAATCTATAATTTGTTGGGGACCAACAACGATATATCTTGGTATCGATGGATCTACATCTCCGCTATCAAGAATTTTTTTTGCACTTCTTAATTTCGTTAATGTTAATCCGTTTGTGCTTGCTTCAAGAATTGCATTAGCAGCTGTAAAAGAAGTAGATGTACTTCCTGTTTCACCTGTAAATGCTGTGCCTGTAGCAGAAGCGATTATTTCATCATCTTGCGCTCTACCTAGTGCGTAAGCAGCGGCTAAAGCGTATGACGATGTTGGATCAATTAGAGTTCTTAACTTATCTTGATTATCGATAAGATCAGCATACTCATAATCTACCAGCGATACTCTTCTTCTTGAGTGAGGAGTGTCCATCTGAGGTGTGTCCGAGTGGCGTGTTAATCTTTTAACAGCCGTAGCAGAACCAACTTGATCGAAGAAAGCATTTTTTCCTACAACGCTTTCAATCCTAACACTATTTCTAAGAAGAGAACCTTTTTGTTGCGACAACATTTGTACATTATTTGAATATTGCTGTACAAAAGCTGTAGTTATTTGGTTTGACATATTGTCAATCTCCTATTGTTAGTTTAAGTTTTTGATTAATCGGTTTGATTTTCCAAAACTCTGGATCTCGCCTGTGTATTTAACGATTACATTTCATCGTTTATCTTTTGAGTTCCTTGCGGATTTTCTCAATAGAATTTTTTTTCGTAACCCAATCGAAATATTTTTGCGCAACTGGTATAGGATCGATCTTGATATTTTCTGGTGAAAATTCAACAGCCAATCTTAAACACTCCAGTTTAATTTCGTGGTCGTTAAGAAATTCTTTATTATCCATTTAATGACTGTCTAAGTTTATAAACTTCATCAACAGCCTTTTTGTGATTAGGATGACCGCTTATCCAATATGGAGAGCCTTCTTCTGTAAGACTATCTATTTCTTTTTGGATCTCACTTGCAGTCTGATAACCTTGACCTTCACCTTTGACAATTTCATCTTCAGATAATTTGTCAGCAAGTTGTGAAAATGCTTTTACTAAAAAAACATTATCACCTAGTCTTGAGCCATCATTTAATATTGTATTGTTTAAAAAATCTTGACCTAAAGTAGAATGAGCAAGACGTTGTGCTTGTTCTAATCTTTTATTAAACTCTGGTCCATATTCTTTTTTTAAACTTAACTCAGCTTCTTGTCTTACAGAAGCAGCTTTTACTTCTTGTTCTTGTAAAACATTCTGATTTAATTCATTATAAAATTTTACTAATCCTTCTGCTTGTTTAGGAAGTAATCCTAATTTATGTGCAGTCTGATTAAATACTTTTAAACTTGCAGGTTCAACTTCACCTTCTTTAAAAGAATATTTATATTGATCTGGATTGTCTGGCGCACCTAATTTTTTAAATACTGATTGCCAATCTTCATCTGTCGCAAATTTATTTGGTACTGGTATTTTATCCATACCAACTAATTTTTGTGCGTGCAAATAACTTTTTACAAAACTTTCCATATCATTAAAATTTTGTAATGATTTCTCTTCTTTAAAACTTTCAGGAATTAAAGATTTAAAATCTACTTTATTTTCCTGTGGCTTTGCCTGAGAGATAGGCTGCGTTAACGATATTGTTGACGCTGGTTGTTGTACTGATGATGCAACATTTTGTTGAACATCAGATTGACCTGGCTCAATGCCAGATGCAGTTGTCTGATTTTCCATTTATTTTACTGTTTGTTTGTTTATAGCGTTTTTAATAAAGATAAGTATTGAGCGTTGACCTTCTAAAAAAGCGCTTTCGTGGCTATCGCCTTTTTGATGTGTTGTCATAAACTCATGACATCTTTTTTCGAGATCGCTTAGAACTCGTTTTCCGTTATCACTTCCGAATACAACTTTGTAATCTTCTATGAGTTCAAGAAATTTTTTATTGTGGTTGTTGTTGTTTTCCATTTAGAGCTTTGACCATTGGCGCAGAGTTTCGTGCAATTTCACTTCCTGTAAGTTCTTGTTGCATTTGCATCTGCATTTGTTGTTGTTGGGCCTGTTGCTCTCTCTTCTGTCTTACCTGTGCATCTGATCTAATCATTTTAGCAGGTAAGCCTAAAACATTGATAATGGTTTTAACTAAACCGTTTTCATCAATATAATCTGTAACTGGAGATACTTGGCTAATAGTACCAAATACTTCTAATCCTCTCATAATAGATTGTAATTCTTGTGAACGTTGAGCAATCGCCATTGGTGATACATACTCAATATCTACTTCTTGTCCTGCAAGATTTTCTGGTGCTTGTGTAAATAAATTATTTCTTAACATAATATTAAATACTCGAATTATCATTGGCTGTAATAATTCATTTTGTAATCTTGATAACGCTGGTCCTAAAATTCTCATACGTTCTTCATTACGAGCTGTAACTTCTGTAGCTGTCATTGAACGACTAGAACTAGACATCATTAATTGATCTACATAAAAAGTTTTTGCAATAGCATCTCGTCTTTGGTTTTCTAAATTAATACCAAGTGGAGAGTTTGCACCTATTTGTAATGGTTCAATTTTATCTCTTGAGCCAGATCTATAATAATTTAATGAGCCAGGAGAAGTACGAATTGGCATTATCATACTATCATCTGGAACTAATAATGGTGGATCAATCATTTTAGCAGCTGCCTTTAATGATACCTCTACCATTTTATTTAAAACTTTTACGTCAGGCAAAGCATTCATGCCTGGTGATCTACCGTATATTTCTGATGAACCTTTTAAATATCTTGGAACTACATAAGGAAGTTCTTTAAAACCACCTTGAGAAATTATATGTCCGCTTTCGTATTCAAAATAAATACTTTCATACGGCATATTCTTTTTATCTTCCTTTTTATCATTGAAGAATAATCTTGGTCTAACAACATGAACTATTGAAAGTTCATCAAATGGATTTTTTTTAAATGAATTTAATACTGAGGTGCTTATATTTGTGCTGCCAAACTTTATAACAATAGCTTGCGCTGGCATTTTAAATTTTCTGTAAATGGTATCGACATAACCTTTGTCGTTTTCCATTATGTATAATTCTTTTATGTGTCTTGATGAAAATCTAACTATATCTTCTTGATCTTCTTCAATCATTAAACATGAAGTGCCAAAGGCAATTAGATCATGGTAACATTCAAATACTTCTTGCTGAAAATTTGAGCGGTTAAATGCTATGTACATTTTATTAGTAGCATCATCTAACCATTCCTTAGCCTCATCCTCATCGTTTAAAACAGGCTCTTTAAATCTTAAAGAGAACCATCTATTTGCTGATGAGGTTAACATTCCATGTAGTGAAGCTGCCAAAAGCTCGAGCGAATGTATGGCCGTTCCGTCAAATATTTCTATATTTCGTTTGTCGCCTTTTGCTCGTTCTTTTGTAATATCGGCTCGTCTAGGTAAAAGTACATCAGCAATTTCCTGCCAATGACTTTCAAAGTTACTACGCTGTTCCATCAGCCTAGACAAATTTCTTTTAAGATCTCTGGAAAGATCTCGTAATTTTTGTTCTTGCATTAATTATCCAAGTAAAGATTTATAACCTAATGATAGTGTGTCTGTTGGTCCTGTAACGCCTGTAAGAGTATTGGCTCTTCTGCCTTTACGTCTTGCGTCAATCAATCTTTGATCCGTCATTTCAATTGACGTTGGTCCTGCTGGAACTACCGTAGGTTTTGGTGCATCCATTTGTGCTTGCACTTTTGGCTGCTCTTGTGCTTTCGGTGATTTGAAAGGATTTCCCATGTTAACCTCCTAATAAAGTTTGTTCATTGTTTAATTTACTTTGGTTATCCAAAGCTCTTCTTCTTATTTTTGACATTGGTAATTTTTCATCTACTTTTTTAAATGAAGATGCTTGTTCAGCTTGTTGTGTTTTTTGTACTTCCTTAATAGCGCCTACTTGTTTTAATAAATCAGGAATACTTTTACGAATTGTACCCACAACTAAACTCCTAATAAAGTTTTAGTATCTAAATCAGGATTACCAGTAAGACCTGTTCCTGTTAAAATAGTTGATCGTCTGCCTCTTCTTCTTGCATTACTCTCTCGTAAAGCAAGAGCTTCTGCTTCCTTCCTTCTTTCATCATCTAAATTTGGAACGTCTTGTATCTTTGGTTCTATAAATTTAGGTGGCTCTGGCATTGTCGGTTTTCCGAAAATAAAACTCATAATATATCAAATTGGTTGTCAGCCGTTTGTTGACGGCTATTGTTATTAAAATATTTAACTTCTTGTAATCCAACGGCTAAGGTTCGCAAAGCATCCGCTGCGTGCGATGACCAGTCATGGTTTACTGTAAGTTTATATACTCGTTCCTTGTCATTATATTTTCTATGATAATGACGAAGCGCATTTATTAATTTAGAGCAGTTATCAATATTAATAAAACATCTTTCTAAAATCATTTTAACTGCGTGAACTCCATCCTCTAAAGGAAGTTTTGCCGCAACTTTAAAACGGATCCCCATTTGGTAAGCTACTTCTCTTCTAGTCTTGCCAGAAGCAAAGTCAGTAACTTCTATGTCATGAGGTGCATAGTGGTTTTCATACACATAATCTTTTTCTTTTAAGATTTGTGCGTAGTGTGGAAACGCCTGATTATTGTTTTCGTAATAATCAATAATATGTATAGCGTGGCCAATCTGTTGAAAAAATATTACAGAGGTACTATCGCTAAAGCCTATGTCCCAGGCTGTGTTAACAGGATAAGCAGGATCATAAGGTACTGCGGCGACTTGTTTTTTATCTTCTAATTTGCCGATAAGCTCACCATAAATAGAACCTTTAATATTTCCTATAAAGGAACATTCAAATTCTTGATTGTATTTAGCAAGTCCCATAACGCTGAGAGCAGCTTTAAGTTCTTCAGTATCTACAATCTTTGTTTGTGATGCTCTGGCTTTATATAAAAACCAGTTCTTATTAGACTGTGCTTTTAAATAATAATCATAAAACAGGTTATTCATTCCAGCTGGCGTACCAACTAAAATCATAAAACCTTTCCTATCGGATAAAGCAGGAGTTATAACTTCATCAATTAAAGCAGCTTGTACTTGTGCCGCCTCATCTATAATGCAGCCATCTAAATATATTCCTCTAAGACTGTCAGGATTTTCAGATGATAGTAAAGTAATTCTAGCACCATTAATTAAATCACAACGTAATTCAGTTTCGTTATATTTGGTGCCAGGTATCTTCTCTGTAAAATGTTTTAAATAATCCCAGGCGATCTTCTTTGCTTGAGAGTAAGTCGGTGCAATATAAGCATAGCGTGGTTGATGATTTTTATTCATCATCGCTAATTTAATAAGATGGTTAATACATAGTACCGTTTTGCCAAACCTTCTGTGGCAACATAGTACGGCATATCTGTACTTGGTTAATTCTGTATGAACATAGTCTTGTTGTTTTCTTGGTGTGTAAGGTAAGACAATCTTCATTAATGAATGCTAGGCATATTCTTTAAATCAATGTAGCGCATTTTGATTTTAGCAAATACAAAGTCTGCGAATTCTTTTAGATCTTCTTCGTTTGTAAATCCTGAAAAATTTATAATAAGCTCATCTTGATAAGTAGAATAAGTTACCGCCTGTATGTTTTTAAACTTGTCGCTAATTTTAGTCATGTAATGTTCGTTTGTTTATGCGTGTATTGGATCGGTAGTTTATCGGAATAAGACCGCACGCCAAATTTCGAGGTGTGGCACCTTTGAAAAACCGTAATTTGTCTGGCAAAAATACAGTAATTTGCATGACTAGCCGACACTCTGGATTGGTAATGCTTATTCATTAATCAATCTGGTGTATGACTGGTACAAATATATTTAATTACTTATTGTTTTGCTAACCTCATGATGCGTGCGAGAACAATGTTTGCGCTTACACTACCGAACTTTTAACCACATCTACATCTTCAACACTAACGTCAATAACATTAGTATTAGTATTAGATTGTGCTTCAGGAACGTTCCAAGTTATTTCAATCTTACTGTCTGTTCTAATTTCTTGTTTATCACCGTACACTCCAATTAGCTTTGAAGCTAACCAACGGTAATGAGATAACTTCTCACGAACCACCATGATATTACGATTGTCCGCATTCTCTAGTTCTTCAATAATTAAATCTAAATATGTTTGTGCGCCTATTCGTCTGGCAGTTAAGATCTTGTCAGCAAAGTCTTTGTTAGTTGCAATCCATTTATAAACTTTAGATAAACTTGGTGCTTCTTTAGCTTTGCAAATCTTTGTGAGTGGAGTTCCATGCATCAGTTGAGATACGATTGAGTTCTCTATTTCTGATGTCAGTTGCAATTCGCTCATGATTTTTAAGATGTAAATTTAATAGTAATTTTATTTTACCTTCGGTAGTCTTTGCAGATTTAGGACCAGTAGATACGCCACCATGAATTCTACAGCGGATATTA